CACCAGGTTGGACCCAGGTGGGCGTCGATTTATCTGGATTAGAATTGAGAATGCTGGCCAATTTCCTGGATGATGGAGGGGTCTATGCCAACCAGATTCTGGAAGGTGACATCCACCAATACAATGCTGACGCCATCAAAGGCACGCGGGATCAGGCGAAACGCTTTATTTACAGTGTCTTATTCGGCGCCGGTGACCAGCTGGTGGGCAAGATCGTGGGTGGTAGTGCCAAAGATGGCAAGCGCCTCAAGGACAGCTTCAACGAGGCCGTGCCAGCCTTTGCCAAACTACAGTCAAATCTAAAGAGGGCTGCAAAGCGCGGCTACCTGGTCGGACTGTGTGGGCGCAAATTGTACATAAGAGAAGAACGAAAGCTCCTCTCTCAGCTGCTCCAGGCATCTGGTGCGGTGGTATGTAAAAAGTGGGTTCAACTCACACACACTGAAATCAACAAGCAGTTTGGGCCCGAGCAGGCGTTCCTCATGGCGTGGGTACACGATGAGGTGCAAATTGCATGTAAAAACAAGGATATCGCAAATGAGTGTCGCGAAATCGCAATACGAATGGCGGGAGCTACAGGCCGTCATTTCAACACAAAGATCCGTATCGATGCCGAAGGAAACTTGGGCCAGTCTTGGCTTGAGTGCCATTGAGGTCACACCTCAGATCGAGGACCTGATGGCTCTATATATCACCCTCGACAGAGCCTGGCGCAGGCCTTTCAGCATCAAAAGCACTTTTGCCAGGACCGGCGCTTTCCATGTCGGTGTGGCGTCCTCAGAGGGCCTGATTACTACCAATGTCGATGAGGATGTCTGGGGTGCCAAATGGAAAATAACAGAAATTGGTAGAGAAACTAAGGAGGCATTAGATGAGCTACTTCGCGAGATATTTGCAAACGCCCACGGCAGAAACCACACTATTAATTGATGGCGACCTATACCTCTACCGGGCATGCGCCGCTGCCGAAGAGGAGGTGGACTGGGGTAACGACATTTGGTCTCTATCGACTGACCTCAAGGAAGCCAAAAAGATCTTTAACAACAGCATTGGTGACGCTTGCCAATACTTAGACACCAAAAACTTTATCATCTGTCTCTCAGACAAAGGCAATTTCCGAAAAGAGCTTGATGACCAGTACAAAGGTGGACGCAAGAAGGTCAGAAAGCCTGTCGGCTACGCAACGATGGTGCAGTGGGTCAAGGACACTTACGATTGGCACTTGGAGCCCATGCTTGAGGCAGATGACATCATGGGCATCATGGGAACCTCACCAGGTCACAACACCATATTGGTGTCAGATGACAAGGACATGAAAACCCTGCCCTGCAAGCTGTACCGGCCAATGTCAGGTGAGCTGCTGAACATCAGTGAACGAGATGCGGACTTCAATTTCCTAACTCAGACCCTGATGGGAGATTTGACCGATGGTTACTCCGGGTGCCCTAAAGTGGGCGCTGTGTCAGCCAAAAAGATCTTGGAAAAGAGCATGACCTGGAACGCGGTTGTGGCTGCATACGCCAAGCAAAACCTCAATGAAACCTACGCGCTGACACAAGCGCGCCTCGCCAGGATCCTTCGCTATTCCGATTGGGATGTGGACGCCGGGCAGATAAAACTGTGGGAGCCATCACGATGAACATGAAAATAGCATTCAAATGCAAGTTAACAGATGAGCAAGAGTTTATGCTCGGGCAGGCCATGCTCCGCCATGAAAGCAAGATAGATCGCTCCTACCTATCCCTGTTAGATAAAGGGACGCACAATTGGTCAACAATCAAGAAGCCACTCAAGAAATCTGCTCGGCGCTCAATGCTCCGCTGGTTCTATGATTACACATACGACCGTGAGTTTACCTTGCAAACACTGCTCGAAAACAACGGTAAATATTGTGTCTATCACCTGGCGCGCAAGCTGGTTGATGCGGGCGCAATCACCGAAGTATCGGAGCATAATGGAGGCACAGCTGGCTCTAAAATATACATTGTGTCTGACCGTGAAGTGATCGGAAGGATGCTAGCAGATGGATAATGAGGACGTTGTTGTTAAGCCTGCCCATTACACCCAGTACCCGATCGAGCCCATCACATTTATCATGACCAACAAATTGGCGTTCCACGTTGGGAATATCGTCAAGTATGCGGTTAGGGCTGGCTCCAAAGCATACCCAAACCAAACCCCCGAACAGTCAGAAATCACTGATCTGCGCAAAGCAATGCGCTACTGCGAAATGCGGATCAATCAAATAGAAAGCCAGGACGAACTATGAATATCCCAAATCCTTTTGCCAACACAGTGACATTGCCTACACCATACCAATCTTTCATCCACCAAAGCCGCTATTCTAAATTCATGGATACACCTGGTCGCCGGGAAACCTGGACTGAGACTGTCGATAGATATATCGGAAACGTGGTAGCACCGGCCCTGGTTGGAAATCTGCCATACTTTGAAGCCAGGGACATCCAGAACGAGATCCGGGAGGCCATCTTGAATCTGGAAGTCATGCCGTCAATGAGGTGCATGATGGCTGCTGGTCCAGGCCTCGATCGGTCGAATATTGCGGGTTTCAATTGCTCTTATACTGCTGTCGATGACAAACGTGTCTTTGATGAGGTCCTTTACATTCTTATGAATGGCACAGGTGTGGGCTTTAGTGTGGAGCGTAAGTACACTGAGCAGCTGCCGGTACTCCCCGAAAAGATGACAGCAATCGACATGACAATCGTCGTAGAAGACAGCAAAGAGGGCTGGGCGGATGCATATCGCCAGCTTATCGAGGAGCTGTACCAGGGCAACGTACCAAAGTGGGACGTGAGCAAGGTACGGGCCGCCGGTGAACGATTGATGACCTTTGGTGGACGTGCGTCTGGCCCTGGCCCCCTGGTAGATCTGTTTCGCCATACAATCGATATCTTTACCCTGGCTGAAAACAACAGGCTCACACCTTTTGAGGTACACTCGATCATGTGTAAAATTGGCGAGGTCGTCGTCGTCGGTGGTGTTCGCCGGTCAGCCATGATCAGCCTAAGTGACCTGGATGATCCAGAGCTTCGCCTGGCAAAGTCTGGAGAGTGGTGGGACGAGAACCCACACTTTGCCCTGGCTAACAACAGTGTGGCATATGATGCGACACCCGATCGTGATCTGTTTGATGCTGAGTGGGCATCTCTCGAGGCCTCTGGGTCTGGTGAGCGTGGTATCTTTAACCGTGCTGCTGTCATCAACAAGGTAATCAAAGACGGCAAGCGTGAGGTCGCTGACTTTGGGACTAACCCATGCTCGGAGATCACACTTTTATCTGGTCAGATGTGCAACCTAACCTCTGTGGTGGCCCGTTCAGATGACACATTTTCAAGCATGATGCGCAAGGTCCGCATAGCAACCATCCTGGGCACGATCCAGGCTACCTTGACCCAGTTCCCATACCTCAGACCAAAGTGGCGGGAGAACACCGAGAAGGAGGCACTGCTGGGTGTCTCGATCACAGGCATCATGGACTGTAAGCTCATGAACAACCGAAACGCAGTCCTAGATCAGACCTTAGCTTCACTGCGTCATGTAGCCGTAAAGACCAACAACGAATTCGCAGATAAACTGGGTATCAACAGGTCAGCTGCGATCACCTGTGTCAAACCTGAAGGGACAAGCAGCCAACTTAATGACAGCGCCAGTGGGATCCACGCACGTCACAGCCCATTCTACATCAGGACTGTCCGGGCAGACACCAAGGACCCCATCACCCAGTTCATGATTGACCAGGGTATTCCACATGAGCCCTGTGTCATGAAACCTGATACGACTGTGGTCTTCTCGTTCCCTGTGAAGTCACCAGAAGGATCAGTTACACGCAACGACATGACAGCCATTGAGCAGCTGGAACTATGGCTCACCTACCAGCGTCACTTCTGTTGTCACAAGCCATCCATCACGGTGTCTGTAAGTGACGATGAGTGGTCCGAGGTTGGTGATTGGGTCTATGATCACTTCGATGAGATGTCTGGCGTCTCGTTCTTACCTCGATCCAACCACACATATGCCCAGGCACCATACCAGGACATCACAGAAGCGGAGTACGAGGACGCCATGATGGACTTCCCAATACACATAGACTGGGATGACTTGGCCCTTTACGAGAGAGGTGACACAACAGTCGGATCACAGACACTAGCATGCAGCGGCGACAGCTGTGAACTAGTAGACCTGGCATCATAGGATGTGGATACTCTTGTGGCTTCAGGTGGTGACAGCCGATACCATCAAATACTATCATCTGGGGACCTACGGGTCCTTGGAGCACTGTGCCCAGGCTAAGGCTAAGGCCATGGTCATGCGTACCACCAAGGACACAATGGTGGCATGCCTAGACGTGACAGTAGCTAGTAAGTAGGAACCCAGGCACCAACCTGGTACAAGCAGTCGGAAGGGGCGACACATGGTCGTAACTATGGTCATCTCCCTTCCGACCTGGCCCACCTAAGTGTGCCACCGACCCAGTAGTTTAGACACCACAGGCATTCAAGATCTTTCTTTGTAGTTCCTAGAATGTACACTGTCTGCCCTCCACTTGTTCTCTACCCATATCTGACACAGCACAGGTCAGGGACTAAGAGCCCCCTCTAGAGAAGACCTAGCCAAACCGCTCAGGTTCTCACAAGTTCTCCCGCTCACTATGGTCAGTTAAAGATCCAGTCTAAGGTGTTTTCCTCCCGGTCACACTTAGGTTGGGACGATAGTGAGCGGTGAGATCATTGTACCTTAGTTCCTCTAGGACCTGGCTCCTCGAGGTATGGTGATGCTGCCATCACAATCTTGAACACAGCCCAGTCAAACTAATGACAACATAAGATGACCTAAGAGTAGGACTTGTCTACTCTTGTCAGTCATTGGTCTGACTTAGGTCTGACTAGGGTTTGACTTAGGTGGGACTTAGGTCCGTATTTGTCATTCAAAGAAACGGCCTCTCAGCCTGACAAGAATCGCAGAAGGTCAGCACTAATGACCTAATGTCATACCAAGTGTCATCGGATAAAGTATCCGTTGACCTAGGTCACCCCACAACATCAGTGACTTAGCTATCCACTGACCAATCAATGCCAATCAATCAATGGATCCACGGGTCCCTTGCCCACCTTTCGACCCCCCGGTGGGTCAATGAATGAGCCAATTCCAAAACAAGGGTTAAAGACCCGCGTTGTTGTTGTTGTTGTCCGTCTCTTTCAACCCAAGTTCCCCCACGAAACACATTAGATAAGGACCATTAGATATGGCTCTAGAGAATGGAACCTACGTCAACTCCCTGGTCACATCGAACCCGGCCTCGACTGACGGTATCGCCCAGGCTGATGACCACATCCGACTGATTAAAAGTACAATTAAGAACACCTTTCCAAACCTAAATGGTGCTGTGACGGCTACTGTGGCCCAGCTCAATAGTACAGCGTCTATGCCCAGCTCCCTGACCGACCTAAGCATCTCGGACGGTAGCGCCAACCAAGTGTTGAAGACAGATGGCAATGGTAACTTTAGCTTTGTGTCACTCCCCGCAGGCAGCACCGACACGAACTACTATGTGACGGGTGGCTCTGTCAGCGGAACAGTGTTGACCCTAAACCGCCAAGGTCTCGGCAACATAAACATCGGTGGTCTGCCTGCTGCTATCACAAACAACAACCAGCTAACTAACGGTGCTGGGTACATCACAAGTGCCCAAGCCACCAGCCCAACGTCTTTTGGTGCTGTTGGTACTTATGCTTTCCTAGTGCGCAACGGTGTATCAATTAGCTCTGGTTCATCTGTGGCTGGCTCTACCCTACAGAGTGGCGGTGTGAATGCAGTCCATTCTGTTACTACCAATAATTGGGTGTACTCGGCCAACCTAACTCAGTTGGCCCGTGGGGACACCACCATGTCAGGCACTTGGAGAGCCATGGGCTCTGTGACCTACAACGGCTCCAGTACCTATGGTCGCGGCACCGTATTCTTGAGGATTTCCTAATGAGCATCACGATAGCAGAAGTGCGCAATGCACAATCTCTTCAGTCTGACAATCAGCGCATGGACGTTGAGATCAACCACCCCACATACGGATGGATACCCTACACTGTAGACCCCGACGACACTGACACCACAATCGACAATGCTGCCATTCTCGCTTTGGTTGGCTCTGACTTTGGTGCATACGTTGCTCCCACCCAGGAATCGATCGATGCCGCTCTGGCTAGCCAAGTCAGATCCGAGCGGGACCTCCTGCTTTCTGTGGTTGATGTCGTAGTGAGTAACCCTCTGCGCTGGGCATCCCTATCCGCAGACAAGCAGAACGAGTGGACAGCCTACCGGCAGGCCCTGCTTGATGTACCCCAGCAATCTGGGTTTCCAGGCACAGTATCGTGGCCCCCCGTAGTCTCCAGCTGAACAAACAATGTAAGGATCTAGGTCATGTCTAACCTACCAATCCGTCAATTAGGAGCTGTGGGCGTAATCACTGATGTTGACCCCTACAATTTACCTATCAACGGCTACTCTCGAGGCAAGAATGTTAGGTTTACTGATGGAAGCGTGAGCCGAGGACCCATATATCGATCTGTTTCTGATGCCATCAGTTGGAACCCAGTCTTTTCCTATGGACTGATCGCCAACTCAGGATACGACACAGTGCTAGTTGTTGATGATACTTTCGACATCCATGAGTTTAGCAATGGCAACTTCACGCAGCGTTTTAACTCTAGCACCTCTGCAAGCATAGATCCCGTCACAGCAACAACCTTAGCTGACGTTCATTATGTCAATCGTGCGGACCAAGTCCCTGTAGCAAGAACACCCGCTGCGACTAACTTTACTGCCTTAGCAAATTGGCCATCCAACTACAGGACCACTGCACTCCGCAGCTTTGGTGACTTCTTGTTGGCTTTAGGCACTGTAGAGGCAGGCACAAATTACCCTAACCGTGTGCGGTTCTCTGACCCCGTCTTAGCTAACCAGATCCCATCAACCTGGGACGAAACTGACTTGACCAACAGCGCAGGCTTCAATGACCTGGTGCAGATGAAGACCCCAATCATGGATGGTGCCACCCTCGGGGCCAACTTTTTAATTTACTCCCAGGACCAGGTCTGGTCGATGGAGTTTGTAGGCGGTACGTTCATCTTTAACTTCCGCAAGATCTTTGATGACGCCGGGGTAATCAACCAGAACTGCATTGTGGAAGTAGAGGGTCGCCACTACGTTTTCGACCAAGACGACATATATGTAACCGATGGCAACACCCGCCAATCCATATGTGACGGCAGGGTCCGCAAATATATCTTCAATGGCATGAATACTTCTCGCACCGATAAGTGCTTTGTATTGCACAACCGTGCCATGGAAGAGATCTATTTCTGCTACCACACCGGCGATGACATGGCAGTGTACACAGATGGTACTCAGTGCAATCGCGCTGCCGTTTATAACTACAAAGAAGACAACTGGACATTTCAAGACATACCCAACGTAATGACCGGGACCGAGGCTTCAGTGGATAGTGTTTTCTCGTATGATGACGCAACGCAAAGCTATGGGACCATAGGTGGCACATATCATGATCAAGAAAGCCAAAGTAATATTCGGGCTTTATTCGTGTCAGCTACTGGCGGGGGTGTCCAAGACAGTAAGCTCTATGGCATTGACCTTGTAGACGAAGGCAACCTGGCACAGCCTCTAGACCCTGCCGTTTCATCACCCATGTTTTTAGAGCGTGTAGGCATAGACCTTGATGATGTAAGCATACCTTTAAATGGTTATAAAGTCATTTCGGCAGTCTACCCCCAGATGACCACAGTGAGTGATAACGCTAATTTTGAATTCACGTTTGGTGCTGCTGATTATGGGGTGCATACACCTAACTATCAGGATCCTGTAACTTTTGATTCCTCTAGTCAGTACAAAGTCGATACCCGTATTGCTGGGAGATACCTCTCTTACAAATTGGCAACGCCAAATGTAAAGGACTTTGCCTTCTCAGGAATGGACGTTGAAGTTGTAGTCACAGGACGGAGGTAACGGATGTCACTGTCCAATAAGATAAACATGTTGGTGTCCCGTTATGTCCGCCGACAAGTACCTAATCTAGACCCAGACTTTCTACCTAACTACCTCCAAGAAGAGCTACGAGAGGTAGAGGCATCTATACAATCTTTAAGTGACGCCAGTTTGCAAGTGACAGACAGAGAACCAGAGAACCCCCGTAAGGGAATGGTCCGCTATGCTATTGCACCTTGGAACCCCCTGAGTAATGGGACCCAAGGACTTGTTGTCTACGATGGCACAGCTTGGGCATCAATTGGTGGGTCAGCTTCTACAACAGGTCTGACTTATGATGACTTCTAATCTCATGAAACAAGACCTAGAGATCAGGCAGTCTCTGATGGAGTACCAGACGATAATGCTGCACGGCATTGCAGAGGGCAAGCTAGAGTGCGCCCTAGATCAGACTGAGCTAGAGCATTACTTCACGCCCCTGGATGATCGCTATGGGTGCCACCAGTATGCACGCCAGTTGTTCATGCCGAAAGGTATAACTGTGGCCGGGGCTCTACATAAGCGGGACCATCTGACTTTCTTGATGGCAGGCACCATGGTGATCATATCTGAAGATGGTGGTCGCCAACGTCTAACGGCCCCCCAGACCTTTGT